GTCGAATGATGTAAATGAACCAGAATTACCAAAACTGACACTGACAAACTTCAATGCTAATATTCTTAATACAATTAAGGGAGAATTAGTTAGAGGTGCTACCAGTGGCGCAGTTGGCACAATTACAGTGAATAATGCAAGCAATCAAGTAGATTTTGTATATCTTAATGAACAGACTTTCCAAGTTGATGAAAAAGTAACTTTTGAGGAGTCTCAGGTAACTGCAAATGTTGCTGCTATCACCGTTGGTGATAGAGATATTCTACCTAACTTTGAACTTAATGAGAACCAAAAAGCAGAATTTGCTGACTATTCTTTCTTAGAAAGAAAGTCTGATGCAGCTGCGCCGACTAGAAAATTAAAAGTTATCTTCAATCATTATCTACTAAATGACGATGATCCAGGTGATTTCGTAACTGTAGACTCTTATGAAAAACAGAGATATACTTCTGATATTCCAATGATTGAAGGTGTTATTGCTGCATCTGATGTAATTGATGTAAGACCTAGAGTAGTTCCATTTGATGTAGCAACCGCAACGGTATCTCCATTTGAATATAATGCTAGAGCTTTTGCAAAGGCTACAAACTCTTCACCATTTAACTTTGTATCCGATAAAGCTATCAATTTAGACTATAATTTCTACCTTGGTAGAATTGATAGAATTTATCTAAACAAAGATGGGGAGTTTTTCCTTGCCGAAGGTGTGTCATCAAAAGAACCAAAAGAACCACAAGTTATTGATGGATCTTTAGATGTAGGTACTATTGCACTTCCGCCATACGTCTTCAAGACAGAAGATGTTGAGGTTATATTGACTCCACATAAGAGATATCGAATGATCGATATCTCTCAACTTGAAGATAGAATTACAAGTGTTGAAAATTATACTGCACTTTCTTTACTAGAAACCGAAACTAAAAATTTAACCATCAGAGATTCTCAGACAGGTCTTGATAGATTTAAATCTGGTTTCTTCGTAGATAATTTTAGATCTATATTCGCTGGTGAGGTGGGTCAGTCTGATTACCGATGTTCTATCGACAGTGGAAGTGGACATCTCAGACCTACACACTATACTACTGCAGTTGATCTTCTTTTAGGATCTGAAGCGGTCATTGGAGCGTCAGGATCATCAGATCCTTCAGCTGACTTGAGATTTGTTAAAGATCTTGGAACACCAAATACCATTAAAAAAGGTGATGTTATCTGTTTAAACTATGAAGATGTAGTTTATTTCTCAAACAAATTTGCTACCAGATCTGAAAATGTTAATCCATTCCATGTTGTTAACTGGATCGGTGCCATTGAACTTAATCCTGCAACTGATACTTGGATTGAAACCAGAAAATCTAGAAGAACTGCAGACCAGGAAGGCAATTTCAATACCATGATTGGTATGACTGGCGCCGATAGTAATACTGGAATTTCTCCTGTAGAGTGGGGTTCCTGGGACACTACTTGGAGAGGAACACAGGTAACTGGAAGATCTCGTAGTAGAACTAGAGTAGGAAGTCGAGTAGTTGGTAGGACTAGAAGTAGAGGTCCTAGAAGAGGAAGAGGTAGACTCGAAACAAGAACTACTACGAGAAGAGATAGGTTTATTCAATTTACAAATACTACAACTCTCACTACAACAAGACAACAAAGAAGGGGAACTTCTTTTAGAGTAACTGAAAGATTTGATTCTACAAATCTAGGTGATAGAGTTGTTTCTACTGAAGTCATTCATACAATGAGAAGTAGAAATATTGAATTTATCGCAAGAAGAATGAAACCCAATGGTAGAGTTTATCCATTCTTTGATAATGTGGATATGTCTAAGTACGTTATCCCCAAACTCGTTGAAATTGAAATGGTGTCTGGAGCTTTCCAAGTTGGTGAAGTTCTTATCGGAAATAGTGGTGCTGCATCTGTTAGAGTACGAGTTGCAAAAGCAGACCATAAGTATGGTCCTTATAATGCACCAAGTCAAACTTATAAACAGAACCCATATAAGACGGGTGAAATTTTACCTAAGTCATATTCAACAACGTCTACTGTATTGAATATTGATACGGCTGGATTGGAGTTGCAGTCTGCTTCTGGATATTATGGTTATATTGCAAAAGATATGTCTTTAGTTGGACAGTCTAGTGGTGCTGTTGCAAAAATAAAACAGATAAGACTTAAAGCGGATAACTCTGGAACTATTATTGGATCATTATTCCTTCCCGATCCTACCCTATCTTCAACCCCATCATTTAGTACTGGAACAAAGACATTCTCATTGACTTCCAGTAAGACTAAATCCACAATTGTAGGTACAAAGGATAGTGAGGCAGAGACTAACTATAGTGCTTCTGGAACTCTACAAAATGTAGAAAATCTCACTCTTAGAACGAGAAATGCAGATGTTGAGAGAAACACTCAGACTCAGGGAAGAACTAGAACTAGGTCAAGAACTAGACAGAGAGCTCGTACAACCTTTAGGGATAGAACTACTACTCAGAGAAGATGGGTAGATCCACTTGCACAATCATTTGAAGTTCCAGATACCAATGGAATCTTTATCTCTAAGGTAGATTTCTTCTTTAGAACAATTGATACCGCAGGTCTTCCAGTTACTTGTCAGATCAGAACAATGCAAACTGGTCTGCCAACTCAAATAATTGTTCCATTTGGTGAAACTGTATTGACCCCCGATCAGGTCAGTGTTTCTGACGATTCGAGTGTACCAACTACATTTGAGTTCCCTTCACCAGTTTATCTTGCACCTAACCAAGCATATTGTTTTGTTCTTCTATCTGCATCTAATGAATATAATGTCTGGATCTCAAGAATGGGTGAAGTGGATGTTTCTACCTTAGATAAAGCGGAATCTGAACAGATTATTGTTGCACAACAACCACTCTTAGGTTCACTATTCAAATCTCAGAATGGTGCAACATGGGATCCTGCCCAGTATGAAGATCTTAAACTTACTGCATATAGATCAGAATTCTTTGAAGGTTCTTCAACTGCAAGATTATACAATCCAGATTTGGATATTGGTAATAATCAAATTGCAACACTTGATGTCAATCCACTGGAAACTACATCTAAGTCTATTCTTGTTGGTATTGCTAAGAGTTTGTCAACTTCAGAATCGACTGCATTAAAACCTGGTATTAAAATTCTACAACAAAGTAATCCAGGATTCTCTGGAAACCTGAGAAGTCTTGTAGGTGCAATTGGTATTGGTAGTGACCTCGCAATTACCAGTGCTGGTACTGCATTTACATCTGCATCAACAACTTATCAAAATGTTGACATTATTTCCTTGACAGGTAGAGGTTCTGGAGCGAAAGCTAAAATCACAGTTTCTGGTGGTGTGGCAGTTGCTGCAACGGTTTCTATAGGTGGAACTGGTTATTCATTTGGTGATTCTTTGACCATCGACTATACTGATACCTCAAACTTTGGTAAAAATCTAATTCTATCAATTCCAAATACTGTTGGAGTTATTTCCGCATTCAATTCTCTTATCATTGATAGAGTTCAAGGAGATATTGCAGTAGATGCATCTTCGACTCTCTTCTTTGTTGGTACTGGTGGAACCACAAACATTAGTGGTGCATCAAATGTTAAGTATGCAGAAACTTTAAGTGATGGACTTCATCTCAAGGTTCGTCATTCAAATCATGGAATGTATGCGGTTAATAACTTTGTCACTCTATCTGGAATTCAACCAGATCAAAAACCACAAAAAATCAGTTCAAAATATGCACCATCCGATACGTCTGATTTGGTTGTTACTGGAGTTGGAATTTTTACAAGTTTTGAAAATGTTCCAGTAGATAACACAAATCCAGGATATATTTTAATTGACGATGAGGTCATTAAGTATACTGGTGTTAATACTACATCCAACTCACTTACTGGGATTAGTAGAGCTATGGATAACACGATTGCTGAACAACATCCTATTAATGAAACGGTATATAAGTATGAGATGAATGGAGTTTCTTTAAGAAGAGTCAATAAAAAACATGACTTTAGTGATGTTAATCATTCACTATTTCCAATTGATATGGATTCTTATCATGTTAAAATTGACGCTTCCGAATCGGGTGTAGATAGAACAGCAGGTAATGCAAATTCATTCCCAGTTCTATTCTTTAATGAGGATAAGAAGTGTGGTTCTTATGATCAACTATCACTTAAGAATTCTAATAGAACTCCACATGCAACTCAAAACATTCCATTTAATGCTCTAACTCCCAATCTGCAAACCGCGATTCCTGAAGGAACTAATGTTTCTGCAAAAGTGAGAACTTTCTCGGGAAGTTCTCCAGATAATCTTACACAACTTTCATTTGCAGATCAGGGATTTGAAGATATTAGTTTAGAGAGTACAAACTTCTTTGAAACTCCTAGAATTGTTTGTTCAAAAGTAAATGAAGAAGAACACCTTCAAGATTTCCCTGGTAAAAAGTCATTTACTATTGAAGTAACTCTTGAAACTACAGATCCAAAAGTTTCTCCAATGATTGACTTGGATAGGGTTAATGCAATCTACACTTCAAATAGAATTAATTCTAAAATTTCTAACTATGCTACTGATGGTAGAGTTAATTCACTAACAGAAGATCCAAGTATTGCAACTTATGTTACAAAGATTGTCAGACTTGAAAAAGGATCTGATAATCTCAAAGTAATGTTTGATGCTTACAGACACTTTAGTAATGATATTAGAGTTCTGTACAGACTCTTTAGAACTGATACTGATGAAACCAATCAAGCATATGAATTATTCCCTGGTTATAAGAATCTTGATGCAAATGGAAATATAGTTAGTGTTGGTAATAATGATGGTCTACCAGATAAGATCGTCGATTTCTCTAATACTGATGATGATTTCAGAAGTCATGAATATACCGCTAAAGATCTGGCACTCTTTAATGGATTCCAAGTTAAAATTATAATGAATGGAACAAATCTAGCGAAAGTTCCACTAATTCGTGATCTGAGAGTTATTGCAACTGCTTGATATGAAAAAACAACCAGTAAAAGACATTCCGGGATTATTTCGTGCAGAAAGTGGAGCAATCATAAATTGCTCCGATTCTGAATATAATAATTACATGGAAACAAAAAAATTCAAGTTGAAAGAACTTGAAAAAAAAGAAAGTGAAAAAGAAGAAATCCAACAACTAAAGTCGGATGTGGAAGATCTAAAAGATATGATAAAATTGGTTTTAAATAAATTGGATAAATAGCTAAAACTGTAAGTTCTAATAATGGCGGCAAGGAATGTAAATTTAGTTCTTGAACAGGGTGTTGATTTTCAAGCAACCTTTACCATTAATAACGCATTTAATAATGCGCCTTTGAATCTTACTGGTTACAGTGGAATTTCTTCTGTAAGAAAACACCCATCTTCAACAACTGCATATCCATTAACCGTATCTTTTCCAGATCGTTTAAAAGGGAAAGTAAAAGTTTCTATGGGATATACTGCTTCAAATGCAATTGAAGGTGGTCGATATGTTTATGACTTGATTTTAATATCAACAAACGATTATAGAACAAGAGCTGTTCAAGGTAATGTTCTAGTAACCCCAGGTGTTGTCTGATGACAGAATACGTAGTATCGGTAGATCAAAGTCCAGAATATGATGTTGGTGTCAATTATGAGATACCATCAAAATCTACCCAGAATACCAATCTTATTCTGGATCATTTAAATTCACAGTTTGATGGGTCAAAACTTTTATTTGGATTGACTCATAATACTAATTCTTATACCCCCATAAATGACCAGCAAATACTAGTTGTAAAGAATAATCTAGTATTAGAACCTGTTGAAGATTATAATATTTCTGGTAACAATATACAGTTTACTGTTGCACCAACTTCTACTGATGATGTTTTCATTATTGCTCTCCAGTTTACTGCAGACTTAACTAGAACCATCAACTTTATCGTTGACTCTGGTAGTAATCCCATGAATACTGGAGTAAAAGGTTCAGTAACTCTCGATGTTACTGGAACAATAGAACATGCACAAATTCTAGCCGAACAAACGGGTGATATTAGTGTTGAAATTAAAAAATCTAATTTTTCTTCGTTTCCAACATTTAATACCATAACTAATTCTGGATATGTGTCCCTATCTAGTGCTAGAGCTATTCGTGATGATGCGCTAAATAATTGGGACAAGACTTTAACTGCTGGAGACATTCTACAATTTGAAGTTGTCTCAGTTAGTAATGTAAGGAGGTTTTTAATCTCTTTGAAATTAAATTTATAAATAACAATAGTTATTTCATCTGTAGCCAAGAAGGGAGTTGTTTTTAAATGGCACTATTAGTCCCCAATATTGGAGAACTTGAATCACTAAGGTACTTGGTTGCAAATAACAACCATGTCCCTACTCTCGGTGATCAGTCCCCCAGAAACCTTGTTCTCAAACTGTTCACATCGAACACCACCCCAGCGGAGTCTGACGTACCTTCGCCAACTGCGTATTATGAACCATATGGTGTAGGTAACACCAATGCATACGGTTATGCACCTGGAACTGGTTATCCATTCTGCGTAAACAACAGAACTGACCAAGCGTATACCCAACAAACAGGTATTCTTCTTAACGGTTCTCGTTGGACCATCGCTCAAGTAGGTTCTGGTACTACTGCAACTTATCCAGAACAGACATTTACTTTTACTGGAAATGCTGGTGACGTATACGGCTACTACGTTACTCGTGCTAACAACATGCCTACTAACGTACAAGGTGTTGTACATGCTGCAGGTGTTGGCGTCGGAACAACAGTAAGTCTAGGTAACAACTCTGATCCAATTATCGGTGTTATTGGTAACTCCTACATAACTGTCGATCCTAACCAAAGTGTTGATGATCTTACACTAGGTATGGTTGCAGGAGGCAACCCCGGTGTTGTCACGGGAACTAAAGTCATTGGTGTTGATAGAGCACTTAAGGTAGTATATCTGGATAACGCGCTAATCGATAACATTCAGGTTGCAACTGACCCAAGCGTAACATTTAGTTTCGGTAAGGTTACTGTTGCGAACCACGGTCTCGTTGCAGGTGATATTGTTTATGTTGCTGCAGGTACTGCAAATACAACAACCTCTTCTGGAACTTACACCGTCTTCAGTACCATCAACAACGACGAATTCGTTTGTACTCCTGCACTCAATCCAATTGAGAACGCAGCTGCTGGTGTTGGTACTGCAACCCTATACTCCAGTATCATGTATGCTGAGAGATTCACCAATGGACCATACACGATCCAAAACAACGGTGACCAAATTAAGATCACATTGAATGTCGCACTTGACTGATACTATATCTTTTTTCTTAATTTAATAGTTTTGAATTGTGAGGGGGTTGCTTATTATGAAGCGATCCCCTCCTTTTGTGATCTTTAAATTATATCTTAGGTCGAATTGATGCCAAGCGTCTATAAGTATAATCTGGAACAAGCGGATTTTCCTTTTGAACAGGAAGATTATGGAACTCTTTCGGGTTCTGTAGCATCTACTGTTGATTATGGAAGTGGTTTGCCTGTGCAAAGTGAACCAGATTATAGTACAGACCTATATTATCCACCAACTCCTACTCCACCTAATCCTCCAGCATTACCTTATTTAAATTTCGGATTTATATACGAAACTCAGGATCAGTATCCTGGTGGTGGATTTACTACAAATGGATTTGTAGGACAAGCAGTAACTACCAAGGATTACACACCACCTCTAGATCTTTACATTCTTCTTGCGGGAGAAGTACTTAAGAAACTTGTTAAGGTCTGGGTTGGTACAGGTCAACTTTTCGAGATACGAGAAGACGGCGGTATAAGATTAATAAGAGGAACTGGCGAATCTTCAGGAACTCTCCGATTCGACGAAAGCACCGTGGGTGCTACGGAGAAAGTCTCTTTTAACCCACCAGAGAACAACCAACTATACAGCATTTCGGGATCTTCTGTTCAGAAGTTTGTAGCTAATACTCCAGATGATACCATACTGTTCTCTGCTGGTGGCGTTGGTCTAACCAGACAAGAGTGGAATTACGGATATTACGGAGACGACAATAATCCTGGTACATCAGGCATTATCACACTTGGTGCAGGTTCCGTACCTACAGGTGTTACATTCAGTATTGGATCACTAATTAGTACTGGATTAGTATCCATATTAGGCGAGAAAGACGAAAACATAACTTGGAGTTACAACGAATCTTCTATTGGATTTGGTAAAGAAGATTGGGGTTATGTCTACGAACAGGCAGCTGCAATCAACTGGGGATCCATTACCGATCCAATTGGAGGAGTTGATGAGAATTGGGGACTCATCACCGATACGGATTTCACCAAGAGACCATTCGGTACGATCTTCTTCGATCAAACTACAGAAGGCGACACAAGACTATTATATCTTTATCAGGTTACTGGTGCTGGCACTTCTGGTGGTATCACCATCTCAGGCAGACCTCTCGTCCACCCAGAGGTCGATTACACTCCTCATTATGGTATTGACCAGAATATTGGTATTGGAACCACTGGCATCCAGATCAGCGGTGAGATTGAAACTCCGCTTAGAACATTCAGTCATGTAGGTGTAGGCGGATTTAGATTCTTACCATACTCTACCGCTGGTGGTAATCTAAGTCTCGATAACGATCCAACCCCAACATTTGATAGTTCAGTCGAATATTG